TAAGGCATACGCATCTCAATTTCTGTTCCTACACTAAGATCAAGATCAGTTCGTGGACACCCAGACCTTCCTTGCAATGTGGCATTAACTAATGCTACTCTATTTGGCATATACTGTGCATATGGAAAATATTGCAGCATTAATCTACCTTGCTGGAAAGGTTGAGAATTAACTTGTACTTTAACTACTAAAGTAGCACGCAATCCTACAAATCCAGTTAACTTTTCTTGATACATAGCATTAGAAATCAACGCTTCAGGAAAATTAGTAGTATATAATTGTGAACCAGCACCCTCAGGCACAATACTAGAGGACCAGGTTCCAGTGTGAATAATAATAGGTCGGGACAAAAAATCTTTAACAGTATGTATCCTGGCTTCGCGAGTTGTCATATCTAAATAAGAAGTTGACAAATTAACGATGTCAGGAACAGCGGAAGTCGACGGCGTAACACCTTCACTAGAAAAATGAACAATTTCTCTTTGTTCTGAGCTAAGCTGACGATCTTCAATAATATCATTTGAATTTTGAGAAGTAGCAGGTAAATTTCTTAGACTTAAAGACTACCTAATCTATAAAGTCGCATTGAGGATACCCTGGATATTGTGGGGCTGCCACTAGGCATCCTGGGCCGTAAACTTAAATAAGTAACCTAGTTACTAAAATAGCATTACCTTCCTTTTATTAACCTCAAATATTTGTATAGGAAGGCAAGATCACATTTTAGCCTTAAAATTGGTACAGTTCATCTGATAATGTTTCCACATCCATCAGATACTGTTCATATGTTAGTATTTGGGGTACTTCAGGCAAATCATCTACTAACTTCATGATTCCCTTGTATAATTTATTATATTCATCACGACCATGTAAAACAATTTCACGAAAAGCTGTATCAATATTAGTCATTAAAATAACATCTGGATCTATAGTATTACGGGTCCAATTCAACATTTCATAAATAACTTCAATCTTTAAAGGGGCCACTATTCTATGTAACTCAGGACATTTTCTAAAACTACGTTTCAGAAAATTAACTTCCTCTAAAGTTCTAGATTTAACAATATGCCCACTTTTTGCTTCATCAGTATATTCATGTTTCATTTCTTTCATTACAACACTAATGGTTTGCTGATTAAAAAGATCTAAAACCTCTTCACTAATGTTCAAAACATTATCATCACCATAGGTTTGCAGAGCTACATTCTTTTTAAAATCTCGAGCACTACGTTCATTGGGGTTCAATGAAGCATAGGCATAACGAATGTAAAGAGCATTCACAAGTGAGTTGATAACGACTGTA